CATGCACAAGAAAAATAACTGCAAAATCCTTGTAACTATGGAACTGTCCGACTTTATGACTATCTTTAGAGATTGGGAGGCGGGACAAAATGAACTGGCAAACAGTAGCAGTACAGAGGCTTAGAAACTACGAGGCTAAGAAGCTCTCGCTTGAAACAATGGCAGAGCAAATCAAACTTTTAGAGTACGAGTTTACGGGTCTGAGATCGGCAACGACTGACGGTATGCCGTCCTCTGGAACGAATACCAACAGGCGCGAAGAAATGCTCGTGGGTAATATCGCAAAGCGTGAAGAGTTGAAACGAAATTACAAGATTGCTAAAGGCGAAGTAACCGTAACCGAAAAGGCTCTCGCGATCTTGTCCGAACAGGAACAGAGAATTTTGTATATCTTCTTTATCAATCGACCGGCGGGACACGCGCAGCTTCTTTGCGAAGAGCTGTTTGTCGAAAAGACAAAGCTGTACCACATGAAAGACGAGGCGCTTAAAAAGTTTACGCGAGCTTGTTACGGGGTAGTAGAACTGTGATAAGCAAAAGACCGGGGGCATAAACGCTCCCGGCCTTTATTTTTTGAAAAAATATTAGAAATGTCTGAAAATGCTATTGACAACCATACCCCAATGGGGTATAATAAAGATGTCGGGAGGGGTTAGGAGGAAGCCCCATGAAGATAGTGTTAACCATTGAGATTAAACCCTCACCCAAGCAAAAGAAAAGCCCCGCGCCACAGAAACCCGTAGCACAGAGCAATTCCACAAAAACCACAGTAATTGTAAACCCTAAATAATCAAATGTCAAGCCCCCTCCCGACCTTGGGGCGACCATATAGGCCAAACGGCCAGAAAGGAAAAAACATGAAACTCTCGGCAGTACAGCAACGCATAATTGATAAGGCAAAAGCGGATATTGATATCGCCCGCACGTTTGACTATCCAGAGTGGCTAATTTCTACTCACGGCCAATATTTCACTCCCGAAAGAGTTCGAGAGTACATCGAGGAAGAATACTTGAAATGTCAATGGGAAGAAAGACGGAGCGGAATTGCTCTTGCGCAAGCAAACAGCAGAAGCATTGAAAAGCTCGCGGCTCTTGGTTTGATTGAAATCATTAGAAACGGCAAAGACGAAAAGCGGGCTTATGCAATAGACAAGTTCCGACTTCTTAACTACTAAAATATCCCGCCCCGGAGGTTACGAGGGCTTAAGGAGAGATAACATGACTATTAAAGACATAAGAGCCAGTACGGGGCTTTCGCAATCTAAGTTCTGCGAAGCTTTCAATATCCCGCTACGATCTCTGCAAAAATGGGAAACGGGAGAGCGGAATTGCCCGGAGTACGTTGTGGAGCTTATAGCCTACCGCGTACAGAATGACCCGCGGTTTGTGTTGACGGGGCTAATTGGCGAAAAGGAGGCGGAAGAAATTTATAAAGCAGAGAGAAAACGTCTCTTTGAAGATACTAAAGCAATGATAGAAACGTTTGGGCGAAAACGCGGAAAAAACGCGGAAAACAAAACCGAAAAACGGTGATATAATGAGAGAGTACAAATATGGTAAGCTGTGTTTGTCCTCTCCTTTCGACCGGGGGCGTTGTGTAAAAGCAACGTCCCTCTTTTATTTAGGCGCGTCACCTAATGGCAAGGTAGCGGGCTTTGACCCCGTGTATATAGGTTCAATTCCTATCGCGCCCGCCAACTGTGAAAACAAAGCCGCTGAGTTTGCGAGGCCGGTTTCTCAATACGAGGAATTGGCCTTATTTTATAGGCGGCACACTAATAAAAGAGAAGTGGTGAAAATGGCCGCTAATTGGGAAAAGATTAAAAGAGAATATATAAACGGCGAGGGCAGCTATACAGACCTATCCGAGAAATACGGTGTGTCCTTTTCTACGCTCAGTAAACGCGGAGCGGCTGAGAAGTGGACGGAAACACGTGAAAGGCAGTTGCAACGGATAAGAGAAGAAACGGAAAGGAAAGTTGCCGAAAAAATATCCGATACGGAAAGCGACGTTGCCGCGATCATGTCCCGTATACGCCTAAAGCTAACTCAGAAGATAGAGAAAGCCGTGGACAGTATGGAGGAATTAGACACAGCGGAACTCCGAAAGCTGGTACAGAGCTTTAAGGATATGAGCGAAGCACGGGGCGGCTCTGAGGAAGAGAAGAATGGGGCGCTTGCTGATATTCTGGCCGCTGTAAAGGGTGTAAGTAATGATTGAATTTAACCCCAAACAAGCGGAGCTTATAAAGCGGCTCAAAAATAACACTCTCGCCCGTATCAATATCTTAGAGGGCGCTGTCCGTTCGGGTAAGACATGGATAAGCCTTATAGTCTTTGCGCTGTGGGTTGCAACGATGCCGAAAGACGCTACTTTCCTTATGGTAGCAAGGACACTTACAACCCTAAAGCGCAACTGTTTGGAGCTGTTGCAAAGCCTTGTCGGAGAAGATAACTTTTCTTACAACATATCGCAGAAGCAAGGAACGCTGTTCGGGCGTACTGTTTATTTAGAGGGCGTTAACGACGTAAGATCAGAGGGCAAAATACGAGGCATGACGCTTACCGGCGCATACTGCGACGAGCTTACTTTGTTTACGGCAGAGTTCTTCGAGATGCTGCTTTCTCGTCTGTCTATGCCGGGGGCTAAACTGTTCGCGACCACAAACCCCGATAGCCCTTTGCATTGGTTTTGCGTTAAATTTCTTAAACGAGCCAAAGAGCTTGATATACTTGTTGTCAAGTTTACTATTGACGATAACCAAACGCTCGACCCCGCTTACGTGGAAGCGCTGAAAAAGGAATACACAGGCGTTTTCTATAAGCGGTTTATTCTTGGTTTGTGGGTCGTAGCAGACGGCGCTTGCTATCCTAAGTTTGCAGACCGCCCAGACGACTACATTATAGACGAACTCCCAGAGGGCGCTAACTTTATCAGTATCGGCGTTGACTTCGGCGGCAACCGTTCTTTGACTACGTTTGTAGCTACGGCCTTTCATGGGAACTACGATAGCTTGACGGTTGTAAAAGACCACCATATAGCCGGTAGAAAAGGCGAGATCGATGCGGATAGAGTTAACAAAGAGTTTATACAGTTTGTTACCGAACTGAGGGCGCATTATAACATACCTGTCAAGTACGTATTCGCAGACAGCGAAGCGCAGTACTTGATAAACGGTATGAGGAAAGCAGCTCAACAGTTAGGACTATCAATCGGCGACAGCCAAAAGGTCGAAGTAGTACAACGCATTATCTGTACTAACAGCCTCTTGAATACGGGGCGCTTTAAGATCATGCGAAACTGCCAGCTTGTGAGGGACGGACTTATGGGCGCGGTATGGAATCCGAAAGCAGCCGAGAAAGGCCGAGACGAACGCCTCGACGACTTCACGAGCGATATTGATATTCTGGACGCTACCGAGTACAGCTTCGAGCGCTTTATATCACGGCTAACGCCTAAGAGATAACAGGGGGAAAGACATGGTTAAAGATGCGATCACGCTTGTAGTTGACTTTCTCAACAAAGAATACAAGACGGATATTAAAACCGAGTATTACGGCTACGTTCGCAAGTGGCGGGACTGGTGGAGAGGTTATTATAAGCCGTTCCACAGCTACCAAGAACTCGGCGTAGATAATGCGCCCAAGCAGAGAGAGCTTTTCCGTATGAATATGGCAAAGCGCATTTGCGAGGACTGGGCGGCTATTCTGCTCAACGAAAAGACCCAGCTTAATATTGACGATAAGGCAAGCTCTGAGTTTATCCAAGGCGCGGAAGATGCACAAGGCGTAGGCGGCGTACTCGGTGCTAATAACTTCTGGGCAGAGGGTAACGAGCTTATCGAAAAGGCGTTCGGCTATGGCACGGGCGCTTTTGTTCTGAGAGCGGAAAACGCAAAGGTAAATAACAGGGGCGATATTGTACCCGACGCTGAGTGTAGGGTCGGTATTGAGTATATCGACGCTATGAGCGTTATTCCCCTCTCCGTTGAAAAGAGCAAGGTAACGGAGGCGGCTTTCGTTTCCGAGCTTGTGAAGATGGGCAAAGATTATATCTATCTCGAAACCCATACCAAGGACGAGAACGGGAACTACGTTATTACTAACCGCTATTTCCGCGTTGACGATGGCAGCTTGAAGCCCGAACAGCTCCCAGAGGGTGTGGCCGAAAGCGTGAACACCGGCGCGGGTATTCCGTGGTTTGTTTTGATTTATCCCAATACCACAAATAATATCGAATGTCAAAACGGCTTGGGAATGTCCGTCTTTGCTAACGCTATCGACAATCTGAAAGGCGTTGACCTTGCGTTTAACAACTTCCTACGCGACTTTAAGCTGGGCGGTAAAAAGGTATTCGTAAATAAGAAAATGGCCTTTACCGCAGCGGACGGAACTGTAGTTACCCCGGACGACGTAGCGCAGTCGCTTTTCTCTATGATTGGCGACGACGTAGACTTCGACGCAAAGCAGCTCATTCAAGAGTACAACCCGCAGCTCCGCGTAACCGAAAACAAAGAGGGCGTACAATCTCAGCTTGACTATCTGTCCTTTAAGTGTGGTCTTGGTACTCATAGATACCAATTCGAGGGCGGCGTAGTAAAGACCGCTACCGAGTATAACGGCGAACGACAGGAACTCGTACAACACGCCTCCCGTAACATGATCGTTATTGAGGCGGCTTTGATTGACCTTTGCCGTGCCATTCTCCATATCGGTAAGACGTTCTGCAAGGCAAACGTAAACCCGGACGCTGTTATTACTGTGCGTTTTGAGGACGGCTTTGTTATCAGCGAAGAGGACAAGGCGGCTAAAGACTTGCTCCTTGTGCAAAACGGCATTATGCCCGCTTGGGAGTACCGCGTGCGGCACATGGGAGAAACCGAGGAAGAAGCAAAGGCCGCTATCGAGGGTATGCAGACCGCGAGAGAAAACCCGTTTAACTTTGCGTAAGGAGGCAAAAGCATGAAAGTGTTTATTTCACAGCCCATGCGCGGGCGTAGTGATAACGAGATCATGGAGGAACGGACGCGCATTATTGAACAAGTAAAGAAAGAAAACGAAAACGTGGAAATCTTGGACACTTTCTTTGCTGGCAACAACTGGGGGGCGCTTAAATGTCTCGGCAAGAGCTTGGAAATGTTGAGCGAGGCTGATTTGGTTGTATTTGCTCCGGGTTGGGAAAATATGAGGG